TGTAGACACCGAAGAACAGAAGTCTTATGGCCCTTCAGAATTATCTGAGGGGCTAGAGCTTCTTAACTCAGCCGATAAACTAATAGGACATAACATATCTGGCTTTGATATTCCGGTCATAAAGAATCTAACCGGAGTAGACCTTAGTAATAAAAATATAGTAGATACTCTTGTACTTTCTAGGCTCTTTAATCCTGTACGAGAAGGCAATCATGGCCTTGAGCGTTGGGGGTTTGCTTTAGGTTCGCCTAAGATTGAATTCAATGAATACTCTAGATACTCTAAAGAGATGCTAAAGTATTGTGAACAAGATGTATTTCTAAACTACAAGGTCTATAATGAACTTAAGAAAGAATCCAAAGGCTTCTCTAAGCATAGCGTTGTCTTAGAACATGAAGTCTATAAGATTCTAAACGAACAAAGAAGCTATGGCTTTATGCTTGACGTAGAGGCCGCTTCTAAACTTCTTAGTGTTTTAAATTCTAGAATTGATAAGATTGTTCAAGAAATTCAAGAGGTATTTAAGCCTAAAAAAGAAACCAAAAAGATCTTTAGAAGATTCAATCCGCAAGGTAAACTTCTAAAAACAGGAGTAGATAACCTTGGTAAAAATGTTAGGGTTTCTGATGAAGAATATAAGCGTCTTGAATCAAGAGAATACATTACTAGAATATACACAAAGGAATTTAATCCAGGCTCTAGGCAACAAATAGGAGAATACCTTCAGGACTTTGGTTGGAAGCCGCAAGAATTTACGGCAACAGGCCAACCCAAGGTAGATGAAAAGATTCTTTCGGAAATTAAAGACATTAAAGAAGCCGAAGTTATTGCTGAGTACCTTATGCTTCAGAAGCGGGTATCTCAAATAAACTCATGGCTCGATGAGCTTAATGAAGAAACAGGCAGGGTCCACGGTTTTGTTAACCACAACGGAACGATTACTGGTAGAATGACTCACCGTAGCCCTAACATGGCCCAAATACCTAGCTCATCTTCTCCTTATGGGAAAGAGTGCCGCGCTTGCTGGACAGTTCCTGAAGGCTATAAACTTGTAGGTATAGACGCCAGCGGTCTTGAGCTTCGTATGCTTGCACATTACATGAATGACGAGGACTATACTAATGAAATCCTTAATGGAGACATACACACCGCTAATCAAAAACTTGCTGGACTTGAATCAAGAAATCAGGCAAAGACTTTCATCTATGCCCTACTTTACGGAGCAGGAGATGAGCGACTTGGTAGCGTGGCTGGAGGAGGTAGAAACGCTGGAAGGAAGCTTAGAAAATCATTTATTAGTAATCTCCCATCATTTGCACATCTTAAGAACCGCATTGGAAGAGCAGCATCAAAAGGGTATCTTAAGGCATTAGATGGTCGTAAGTTACACGTTAGGAGTCAGCATAGCGCATTGAATACTTTGCTTCAGGGTGCTGGAGCTATAGTAATGAAACAGGCCCTAGTGATTCTTAATGACAAGATTAAACATCTAGATGCACACTTTGTTGCTAACGTCCACGATGAGTGGCAGATAGAAGTAAGAGAAGACCAAGCCGAACAGGTAGGTAAGCTAGGCATTGAGGCTATACGTGAAGCTGGAGAATTATTGAATCTTAATTGTCCTTTAGATGGTGAATATAACATAGGAGATAATTGGAGTGAAACACACTGACTATAAATATAATATTGAATACATAGAATATGATGCAGACTCTGGTGTAACTTTAAGGTTTTGTGATGGTACTTTTATTTCTTATGGTGTAGATTTAATGTCTGACAAACCTACCTTAGAGATATATATAGAAAGTGAAAAAACAAGGCTGGTTGTTTTAAATGATGAACCTCATTACGGACTTACTGAATCTTTAGTTTGTTTGATAGCAGAGGATAGAAAAATAATCTATAACCCAGAAACTGTTGAAGAGTGTAAGTCTTTTCATGATGAAGAAATGTCTTATACCACTAGAGGAAAAAACAATGAATAAGATTGAAATAGAACTTCTAAATACAGAACAGAAGATAGCAGAATACATTGCTCGTTCAAGAACAAAAACAAACAGAGCAGCGGGTATTAAAAATCTTAAGGCAGGTCCGCAGTCTTCTGAAGAAACAGAATTAGAAGGAGTTGCTTCCGAATTAGCAGCAGCTAAGATCCTTAATGTTTGGCCCGATTTAGATACATCAAAAGCTTCAGTTGAAGACTTTACATTTAGGGGCTATACAATAGATGTTAAGACAACAAAGTATCTAACAGGTAGATTATTACTTCCTCTTTATAAAAAAGATAAAGCTTGTGATTATTATATTCTTATGGTAGGTTCATTTCCTAAGTATAAATGTATGGGCTTTGCAGCTAAAAAAGATCTTATTAATGACGATAAAATAGGAACTTTAGGTAACTATAAAAATTATATGCTTGAACAAGATGAGCTTAAAACACTGGAGGAATTTTTGAATGAGACTAAAGCACGAGCCTAACAGAACTGGCGACCTTGCAGAGCATTACGCTATAACATGGCTTTGGGATAAAGGCTACCATGTATTTAAGAACTGTGGGTGTACTGGACCCGCAGACATCATCGCAATAGACCCGGAAGGAAACATTAAAATTATTGATGTTAAGTCATATAAAGATGGTAGACTATCCTCTAAGACAGATCTTCAAAAGAAACTTGGCGTTCAGTATCTACATTATAATTCAGAGACACGTAAGTGTCGCTTCGTAAGGCATAGAAAATGATAGTAGAAAATATATATAAAGAAATAGATAAGCTTAATGACGGACCTTTAAATATCCCCGATGAGCTTATTGAAGAATTTGGCGAGGCCATTAAAAAATCTATTAAGTCTTGGTCCACACCAGAAACAAGAGATGGCTTCTATCTAAGAATGTCTAACATAGGAAAGCCAGCACGACAGCTTTGGTTTGATAAGAAGACTGAATTAGAAGGTAAGCGACTAGCGCCTTCTTTGTTTATTAAATTTCTTTATGGACATCTTCTAGAAGAATTACTTCTTTTGTTAGTCAAAATGTCCGGTCATAAAGTAACGGACGAACAAAAAGAAATAGAAGTCTCCGGCCTTAAAGGACACATGGACTGTAAGATAGACGGTGAAGTAGTCGATATTAAATCTGCTTCCGGCTTCTCGTTCAGCAAGTTCAGCAAAGGTCTTTTAACCGAAGATGATCCTTTCGGCTATCTCGCTCAGCTTACTGCCTATGAACATGCAGAAGGCACAAACAATGGCGGCTTTCTTGTTATAAACAAAGAGACAGGTGAGTTATGTTTCTATCAACCAGAAGAACTAGATAAGCCTAATATTACAAATCATATTAAAAATCTTAAGCATAAGCTTGACCTTTCTAAACCTCCTGAGTTATGCTATGAGCCAATACCAGAAGGTAAAGGAGGTAATATGCGTATAGCTAAGAACTGTGTGTATTGCCCTCATAAGTTTGAGTGTCATAAAGACTCTAACGATGGTGAAGGTTTAAGGACATTTAGATACTCTAAGGGTAATGTGTACTTTACAAAAGTTGTAAAAGCTCCTCAGGTTGATGAAATATATGAATCGTAAACAAGTAAAAAGAATTAATAAAGTAGCCGATAAGCTTTTGGTGGACTGGTTAAGAACGATTGTTCCACCAGAAAATGCCGATGATATAACTAAAGATAACTTTAGAGAGATGCTTCCTGATTCGCCTTATTTTGTTGCTAAGAAATCTAGGCGTGTTACTTTTTATACTCATCGATGGGCAAAGCAAAAGCTAAAGAAGCTTTATAATGCGGGCATTCCAATGGAAAATATTAAGGATATATCGTGGCTCCAAGAATCAAATCAGGATTAAGAAAAAGAAGAATAAAAAGACCAGTAGAAAAGAACGTAGTCAAAGGCTATGATTCTAACTGGGAATATGAACTGCATTCTGGCATCTTAAAAGATTGGGAAGTCCATTCAGATACGATTGGATATATTATTGAGCATACATATCATCCAGATTTTATACGTAAGATTGGACGCAAGACTATATATCTTGAAGCTAAAGGCCGCTTTTGGGACCATGCGGAGCATAATAAGTATGTATGGGTTAAGAAGGCCCTTCCTAAATCCATAGAACTT